CTAAACCTTAAATACATACTCCTATTACTAACAGCACCAATAACGGTGCCTCTTATGTATATAGGCAGGTGGCTGGAGGGGATATGGGGGATAAGATAACAAAGCGTAAGCTACTCTCTATACTACCACCAAAAGGCAGGGCGTATGACTGCCATACCTACCTATGCTCAAAGTGTAGAAAAGATATGTTAAGTAGACTTAACAAACTACTAAAGGAGAAGAAATGATTATACTGCTTATATGCTTGTCGTTGCTTATGTCGGGGTGCGCCTCGCCTAAAGGCATAACTAAAAAAGTATATCTAAACCATACCACGCCCTCTATTAAGCTATGCGAAAAATACGGACATAGGTGGGATGACGAAACAGGGCTGTGCTGGCGTTGCGGCAGGCACAGAACGAAAAACCCTGATGAGGCAACAAAGAAAGAACGGGATGCGATACTAAATTTATATGATAAAGACGGACAACGCCTGTTGCTTGCATTTGAAAAAATGGGCGTACCGATAGCTCTGGTAGCCGCATACTTTACCCCGGAGGATAGCGTAGATAAGTTTATAGAAGAAGTCAGGCAGGACGCGTATAAAACAACCCTGTTTTCAAGGGTAGACAGCTTTATATCGCAGTTAAAAAGCTACTATGCCCTATACGGGAGGATAAATGAAGAACAATAAATTTCAGATTTTCTTGGCAATGTTTATATTATTCTTTGCTTGTTACGGGGTGATGAAAATGTTTGCCGGGCTGGTACAGACACCTGAGCAACCTGACATAATACACTTTTTAATAGGATATAACATGGGGATGATAACACTATGGGTATTCAGGCGTATTTAATAATAATCGCAGTTACACTGATAGCGCACTTTCGCGCGCTCCGATCCGGATACATAGTAGATGACGAGGCAGCTTATAGAAAAAAAGTAGTCCCGGCCAACAAGGCCCAGGAGATCTGGTGGCAGTTTATGGGGATAAAGTACTACGAGCCGCAACTAGAACACCTGATGAATTTAACAGTACACCTTATAAACTGCCTTTTGATTTATATAGCATTTGGTAGATCTACTGCGTCTCTTATGGCGGCAGTCCTATTCTCTGTGCACCCGGCAGGCATGATGGGATCGGTCTGGCTATCTGGTAGAATGTATGCAGTAGCGGCCATGTTCGCTCTGCTAGCATACGCGCTGAAGGCTTTTTTCCCGATACCATACCTACTTGGAACGCCGTTTTCTCTTTCTATGTTACTTACGCCTTTAACTCTACTTAGAACCCCATATTGGTATTATATTGTATTCATACCCGTCTTTATATATCTAGCCAAGTACCATAGGGGGGTGGTAAAGCTAAGATATAGCAGGGCCACTAGCCAGGCCAAAAGGCTAACCTACAAGAAGGCTATAGTATTCTGCAAATCTTTAGGGTATTATATGTGCCTGTCTTTAATACCTACCAAACTAGGGGTATATCATGATTACTTATATAATTACTGTCTAACAGATAAAGACAATAATGAGGGCGAGAGGGTGGATAGATTTTTTTGGATAGGTCTAATTATACTCTATCTACTCATAACTAACTACATATTTAACTATAATGAGGCTATGTTTGGACTATTTTGGTTTGTGTTATTCATAGCCCAATGGTGTAATATCATGACCCTGCAGCAGGCCATAGCAGAGAGGTACCTGTACCTGCCCCTGGCTGGCGTGATGTATATGATCTCTAATATGATCCTGGCAACTACCTATCCGGGGTATATATATATTGCAATATTTGTATACTACCTAACTAGGTTTCAAATACAAATAGGATCGTTTAAAAACGCCATGAACTGCGCCGAATACAATATACTAAACTTCCCCAAGCTATATGCCTGCTGGACCTGGAAAGGGCAGATCGCCAGGGAGTCTGGAAGGTTCTTCACCGCGCTTGAGTCCTGGTTTGAGGGGTGGAAGCTGCGCAAGAACGACTTTCGCCTTAATAATAATATAGCCATAATGCTAACAGAGATGGGATTTTTTGATGATGCAGAAGGGTTCCTAAACCATATAGAGGCCAATGCTATCCCTGAGCAGGCCGAGAACATACAAAAACATATAGCCGAGTTACGCCAGAGGATACGAAAGGCCCGGCAAAAGGCTGGATATCCTGGGCTTAAACTGCCAAAACGTAAATGACAGATAGAGAACTCCGGAAGTTAATCAGAGAACAAAAAGAAGCAATGAAGCATAGGGATCGTGTCTTCCCGGAAGTAATCCCAAAAGATAGCAATAGCATAATCTTTGCTCAAAAAACCATCATCTTAGCCCTCCGTAAATGTGGGGTGTCTATTAGAAAAATATCTATCATAATGGACATACCCCGAACTTCTGTAACCCGCTATATCAAAGAGATTTACAAAGACTAAAATCCCCCATTTGGGCCACTTTAGCATATTAGTGAGGGGATAAATGTCTAAAAACCACGCTGCAGTATCATACAAACCAGAGTATTGCGATGCGATAGTTGGCTTCTTTGATGAACCCCATTACACCATAAAAGACATGACTATCACCAAGCCCGATGGAACCCAGATAGACAAAACAGAAATGGAAGCAAACCCACCTAGATTTCTAAGCGACTTCGCCAAGTCTATAGGCGTCTCGTTAATATCTTACAGAGATACCTTTGGCTACTGGGCCGAAAGAAACCCTGAGTTTAAAAAAGCCCTGCAGGTAGCTAAGGAGCTATGCAAGCAGAGGTTTATCGTAAACGGAACGATGAATTTATATAGTACGGCCTTTGCAATATTCACCCTTAAAAACATAGCTGGCTGGAGAGATAAAGCAGACATCGCGCACTCAGGTGAGATCAAAGGTCAGAACACGCAGATCGTATTAGTCAACCCACCAAGCGTAGCTAAAAAAACAGGTATAAGCCGAGTAGAGGTTTAATTGGATAATTTCGCACCAACGCTAAAAGAGTTCCAGGCTGATTTCGTGTATTCATCAGCCAGGCACCCTGCTATGATCGCTGGTTGGGGTACCGGTAAAACCATGTGCGCTATCATGAGGGCGCATATATACTCAAGGCTGATACCCAATAACCTGGGCATAATATTTAGAAAAGAGTTCACCGATCTTAGGGACTCAACCCTTAAAGACTTCGAGTTATATACAAGCATGACCGTAGACTCCCAGCGCAATGCTAACTATGAAAACGGATCGATAATCATGTTTCGCCACATAAAAGAACTAAACTCAGCCATATTACAAAACACCAACTTAGGCTGGTTTTATATAGAACAAGCCGAAGAACTACCTACAGATAGGGAGTTTTTCCTGCTATTCGGAAGGCTCAGGCGCCATGTGAAACCCTCGGCAGAGTTCGCAGTCCTCCGGGAACGCATGGATATGCCTACGCATACCGGGTTTATAATTGGCAACGTAGCAGGGGATAACTGGATAAAGAAACTATGGAAAGACAAACCTACAAACAGATACAAGCTAGTGGAGGCGAATACATGGGACAATGCGGATGTGCTGCCAAAGGAGTTTTTGGAAGGCTTAAAAGATTTGGAGCAAAAAAAGCCAGAGATATACAACAGATATGTATTAAACGACTGGTCCGCGGAGGTAGGCGGAAGGGTATTCCGAAACCTGGAGAACTGCGTAGCGGGGACGTTCGAGGAACCAAAAGCGGGGTTTGACTATATCCTGGGGGTAGACCTGGCAAAGAGTATGGACTATACCGTGATAACGGTTCTATGCAGGCAGACAAAGCACCTTGTTTATTTCAAGCGCCTGGAGAGCGATAACCGCACATCATGGTACGAACAAAAAGAGAATATCCGCCTCATTTCCCTTAAATACAACAACGCTATCTGCGCCATAGACGCCTCTGGCCCTGGGGATCCGATAGTAGAAGATCTCCAGAGGGCGGGGGTAGGCATATGGCACCACCAGAAACAGTCAGGAGAAAGCGTACCGGGGGTAAAGTTCACAAACACAATCAAAGAGGACATAATAGAAAAGCTAAAGGTCGCCCTGGAGCAACGCCTGATAACCTTCCCGAAGATAGATGTACTTATGGAAGAACTAACCGACTTTGAATGTCAGATGACAGCCACCAGGAAGATACGCTACCAGGCCCCGGACGGCAAGCATGATGACTGTGTAATATCCCTGGGCCTAGCTGTGTGGGCGCTGCTAAGCTCAATGTATGATGTATACGTAAAACCCAAACCAGTAACAGAGGCGGATCTATTCTGGAAGCGCGTAAGGAATGATACGCAGAGATATAACAAAGTAATGGCGCCTGATTATGCTACTAACTTTATAAACGAGGAGGACGCGAGAAGTGTTTAAATGCAAAACTTGTGAAGCCCTTAGGAAAGAAAATGATTACCTTAAAAAACTGGTAGATAGCCTACTTATTAAGAAGGGCGTCCAGCCGGTATACGAGTCAGATGACATGCAGCTTGATGAAACGGAAGATGAGAAGATGGCTCGGGCTTTAAAAGAAAGAGGGGCAATACAATATGGCTACTGAAATTTTAATCCCAGGTGAGGCTAAAGTAATAAACGACATACTAGAAAAAAAATCTAAAATACAAAATGCCCGCAATCTTTATTGTAAGCAATGGATGGTCAACCTAGCCTTCTTATACGGCAAGAGTCACTTCATAGCCGAGTCTAAAAAGATAACATCAGGCGTGGAGGAAAGAATACTCTGGGAGCTAAGATCTGAGGAGAGAAAAAACAAAACAAAGAAATCCTCTAACTACATACTGCCATTATACAGATCTCTCTTATCACGCATGCTGATGATGAAGGCTAACATAACAGTAGAACCTACCACGTCAACCCAAGAGGACAAGGCAGCCGCCAGGGTATCTAATGAGGTACTAGAGGACTTCTGGCAGATGGCTAACAAGCACAACCCCATACTATGCAAGAAGACCGGGGGTATGTATAGGGTCATGTTTAGATTATTCAGCGCGCTGCTATCCTGCGGCCGGGGATACCTGATGCCGTACTTTAACGACAAGACTGTATCTAAGACTGTAATGAACGGCCAGGTAATAGAGGGGCCGATAGGCGAGGTAGAGACTAAGGTTTTTACTCCGTTTAACATATTTGAAGACCCCCTCGGTATGCACCTGATCGAGGAAACAGTCATGCCGGTAGAGATGATCCAGGATCAATACAACATCGAGGTCAAGCCTGAAGAACTAGCCATGACAGAGGCAGAACAGGAACTGTTAAACATACTAGAGGGCAATAGCAACAACAGCAACATAAGCGAGGGCGCCAGGGTGCTGCAATACTGGGCACTACCCACCAAGAAGAACCCGCAAGGCAGGCATGTTATTACTACGGCAAGCAAGCTAATATCTGATACAGGCATACCCCCAGAGTACAAGGGCAGGATACCGTACTTTAGTTTTGACTATCTTGACCTACTGGCATCTAGCTTTCCGCAGGGTATGATAGATCAGTTAATATCTAATCAAGAAGATTATAATTATACTCTAAGCAGACTCTACTCCTATAAAAAATGGTTCGCTGGCAAACTCAAGGTTCCTAAAAAATGCAAGCTGGAAACCAAGTACGATGATGAGGTAGGCCAGATAATATACTACGATCAGGGATATGGGGAGCCGCACTTTGAAGCGCCACCGAGTCCGCCTTCATTCCTTATGGACGAACTAATCAGGATCAGGAAGGACATGGAAGACATAGCAGGGGTACATGACTCTAACATGACACCGGTAAGGTCAAAGGGCAAGTCCGGGGTAGCTATAGAGAACCTGACAGAACTAGACAACTCTCAATTCTCCCCGATACTCATGGGCATAGAGAACCAGCTATCCTTCTTTGCTGAAACTGTCCTGGACATCATGGAGGCTAAGTATCCGGAGCCTAGACTAGTAGCGATAACAGGCGATAACCTGGGGTCCGATGTAAACTCCTTCATAGGCGAGAACGTAAAAGGCAACAGGCGCATCAAGATAACTATGGGGTCACAGTTCCCGCTGCAGAAGGCCGAGAGGCAGGCGTTTATCATGATGCTGGCCGATAAGGGGTACATTGACAGGTCTAAGGCTATGGAGCTTATGGAGTTCGGGGATCTTGCAGGGGCGTATATATCGATAGACGAGAACGCGCAGAAGCAAGAGATAAAAGAGATCATCAAAGGCGTGGACGTGGTGCCGGAACAGTATGAGTACCACCCGACCCACATAAAGGTCCTGGAAGACTACCTAAAGAGCGAGGAATACAAGAAACTAGATGACGCAATAAAACAGGAACTCTTAAAGCACTACCAGATACACCAAAAGTATTTCCAAATAGAAAACCAAGCTGCGGCACAGATGCAGGGAGGTCAAGGTGGGAAATAATGACTTTGATAAAGCCTATGGGGAATATTCAAAGAAGCAGATGTTGGAGGGAAAATAATGCCATTTATAGAAGGATATAAAATAGTTGATGGTAAGAAGGTTTATCAAGAGAAGGTTCCTGTAAAAAATGAAAGCGGTAAGGTGATAGGCTATAGATACGAGGATGAGAACAGTAGAAAACGGCGCTGGACTCCTGGAGGCCAAGTATCTAAAGCGGCTAAGAATATGAGAGGTGAATAATGGAAGGCAAGAATTTAAGGATGTCAAAAGGTACCCATAACCCATCAAGACTGGGAGAGGGGTCAGTTTACTTTATACCACAGGACGATGTGCCTGAAGGACTGGTATCAGGGGAGGAGGTGAAGATAGTACTAGACGGAGTAGTGAACCTTGACGAACAGGGTCTGATTATCAATGTGAATAGTATCTATGCAGTTAAAAACAAAAGAACAGACGCGCTACAAGACAGCATCGAGGCCGGACTGGTAGAAGAAAGTATCGGCAACGCTGTAAAAAAATAGCACCGACCAAGCTAACGGCAGTCGGGAAAGGATAAAATGGAAGACATAGAACAAGCATTACAAACGGAAGTAAACGCAGGTCAGGAACAAGCTCAACCGGCGGCAGAGCAACCCAAGGTGGACTCTCCGGCTGGAGCAAGCACTCCGGCGGCACCCCCTGAAGATCCTGAGTTGGATCTGGGTACCGATGATGACAAGCAACCTTTAAAGGTCAAGCGGTCTGAGGTACTAGCCTGGCGAAAGGGGCAAATGCGCCAGGAAGACTACACCAAAAAGACTCAGGAGTTGGCAGCTCAAAGGGAAGAACTGAAGGAGATGGCAAATGTTGTCGAGCACCTTAAACAACATCCCCAGAAGGCGGCTAAGATAATTGATATACTGGAGCAGGACGAAGGGACTATGGAGGCTAAGAAGGAAGACATCGAGGACGAACTAAGGGATCTGCCGGATGATGATCCCTATGCAAAGGCCTTGAAGAAGCAAAAGACTCAGATGGAGGAGTTGATAAAGCAGAACAAGTCTATGCAGGACAAATTGTCGCACTATGACAAGACCATCAAAACGCAGGCCGAGGAACAGGCAACCAAGCAGGCGCAGGAAGCATTAACTACGTCCCTTGAGGAGAATGCCAAGTTTTTTAACTTCGAGGATGATGATGATAAGAAGGAATGGAGAAATTCAGTCCTTACTTACCTAGTCCATAATCCACAGAAGTTCGCCAGCGAGGAAGAATTCCTCAATGCCCTTAAAGACATATCCCTTACCCAGTTTAATCAGTTGCGTAGCCGTAACGAGAGGATAGTCGGAAGGTACATCAAGAAAAAAGGTCCCGGCGCAGTGCCATCACATCCCGGTGGGGATGCAGGTAAGCCTCTGAGTAAGAAGCCGACATTTGACAACCTTGACGAGATATTAGAAGACGCCCTTAAAACAGAACAGGAGGCAAACAGATGAGCTTAACAATAAGTAATATTTCTGCTGTCCTGAAAAAGGTAATCATACCGATTATTCAGGAACAGCTACCCAAAGAGAGTGTTTTATTTGACAAAATAAAACGCAACTCAGGGGTAACGGTAGCGAACAACCAGATATATATAGCTGCGAGAACCGGAAGGCATAGCGGTATCTATAGCGTGCCTGAAGGAACTGAGCCATATTCTGGCAAAGCAAAGTACCAACAGCCCTATACCGACATGAAGTACACCTTTGGAACTCTGGAACTGACTGACCAAGCAATAGAGGCAGCCCAGAAGGGTGATGTAAAGGCAATAGCCTCAATCCTGCAGACAGAAATCAAGGCATTGAAGGAAGATATTAAGATGGACTTCAACCGCCAGATGAACGGTGCAGGTAAGGGTCTTTTGTGCTTAACCAACGGAACGGGCGTGACCGCTACAGCTCTAACAGTAGACGGTAACCCCAACGGTGGAGACGGCACAGAGTATCTTGTAGAGGGTATGTATATTCACGTAGGAACAGGCGCTGCAGTGCAGATCTCCTCAGTAGACTCAGCGACCACAGTGACCCTGGCAACAGCAACGTCATGGGCCGATGGGCAGTATGTAGTAAAGCACTACGGAACCACAGCAACAGGTACTGGCTCGACCGCAGAAATCATGGGTCTGGCAGGCTTGATTGATGATGGTGATAATGTAGGCGTTATTCAGAACATAACAAGATCGGCCAACCCATGGGCAAATGCCTGGACAGAAGACACCGGAGCAACACTGACAGAAGCATACATGATAGACCTGTACTTAAAGACAAAGAGATACGGCGGAACGAAGGTTGTTCTTGCCGGACCGACTCTTTTCTCTTATTACGGGCAGCTTCTGACTTCCATGAAGCGCACCAGAGACCTGAAGGAGATCCTCACAGGTGGATGGAAAGGGCTAGAGTTCATGGACGGAGCAGGCGTCATGCTGGACTTTGATGTTTGGGATGGTTATATGCAGTTTGTGGATTTCGATTCACTGACAATAGCTGAAATGAGCGAGCCGTTCGTGTGGCTGGAAGCAGATGCTCATGGTGGCATCCTAAAGAGGAACGCCTCTAATAGGACTGTATGGGAAGGGACTCTTAAGTACTACTGCAACTTAGTAGGAAAGAAGTTCAAATCTCAGGGCAGACTCAGTGGAAAGACGGACAACACCTAAACGGGATAGGCATAGGGGGGGTGGGGAAACCTGCCCCTCTAACCTACATATAACATGACAATAAAAGTAACTAAAACCCCATTTGAGAGAGCAGAACCAGCAGGGAAAGAGATCCTGAAGAAGGCTAAGCAGGAAAAGGCCAAGCGCACAGAGTGGGCAGATAAAGAGATAGGCCAGGGCGCTAAGGAGATGGCAACGTACTTCTCGGCAAGGGCCAAGGGTAGGGTATCAGTGGTAATGGACAGCGATAACTACGAACGAATATTTGGAGGTAAGAATGCTTAAAAACGTATCTAAAGAAACTATAGAATTAAAGTGGACAGGGGTAGTGGTGTCACTAAACCCCGGAGATTGTTGCGATGTAACAAAGTCTTTCGGCGTGGAAGATAAACAGATAATCGCCCTGGAGGATAGGTTCGTAAGCAAGTTTAAGAATAAGATACAGAAATATGTTGTTAAGAAGGAAACAGAAGAGCCAGCTCCAGTAGTAGCTAAAAAGGGTAAACCGAAAAAGAGGTAAATATGCTAATATCAGAGATTATCACGGAAGTGATACAAGATGTCGGGGGTGATACCTCAGATACTGATTTAGATGCGTTGATGCTTGTCTGGACAAAGGGCACGCTAAGGCGCTTTCCTATGTTTGCGCGTTCCAGGCAGATAAAAACTATAGGCTCCGTAACCCTGTCAAGTGGGGCGAACTCCGCTAGCCTGCCGACTGACTTTATAAAAGAAAGCTATGTCTACAGGACTTCCTCCGGGGCTGATATAGAGATAGAGACACACCCACATTTTAAAAACGTGGTAAATACCAGTGATAGCGGTATACCTACATACTATGAGATAGTGGGGACCACCATATACTTCGATAAAAATGCCGATACAGACTACACTATCTACATAGAATATTTTAAAGAGCTGGATGATATAGCCAGCACCGATACATGGTCATATGATACGTCCATGTTAGAAGTGATGAAAGACGGGATGAAATCTTATTATTACGGATATGTTGAAGATAAGACAATGAGAGATGACTCTCTGATCTTATTTAAGAACGGGCTGGATGAGATGGAGGCCCAATATGTCGTAGAAACGGGCGGTAAATATATATATGAAAGTTAAAAGGGAGGCAGGCATGAGGAAGATAGGGATTTTGGTAGCAAGTCTGTTATTTGTAGGGACGGCGTATGCTGCGCCTACTGTGATAATAGACCAGGACGGTCAGAGCATGGCCAGGGTCAAGAACGGTAAGCTGGCTGTGAACAGGTGCAAAGAGGTTGAGACCAGGTACAGCATATCCGGAAGTGGGTATCTATATCAGGGCGAGTGCTTTGTGCAGTCTGTAAGCATGTATGCGCCTACTGCAGGGGATTTCTCGACCATATACAACGACGATCAGTCCAACCCGCAGACAAATGAGGATCTAGAATTTGAACTTGCAATAGGTACAAATACATCTATAGCCTCAATAGACGCAGGTGGGGCATATTTCAACGAAGGTATTTACGTTCATGCTACGGACACAGATGTCCTTACAACCGTAGTATATGATTACTAAACTATTCCATATCATTATCCTATGCTCAGTCATAGGGGAAGGGGCTAATATTGATATGAATATGTTTGACATAAACTTCTTCAGATTAAGCGCTATGGTGTTGTTTATCGCAGCCTTATTTGACACGCCTAAAAGAATGATCCCCAAAAGATTAAAGATAATACTATCCTCCCTTCTGGGGCTAGGCTTTTTTAGCGCCATAAGCTACGCATACGCGCCTACAGTCCTGCACAACCTGATGAATATGTTTATAGCAGTACTGGCTTTTTCTATAGTTTATGTTTACTACGATGAGAAAAGCTCAATATCTAAGTGGGTATTATGGGGCGCCCTGATAAACGTGGGGCTGTTTACCTGCCAGCAGATAGGCTTTGATCCGGTGTTTGACATAGACAGAGCAGCGGTATACGCAGGCTGTGAGGGTGGCCTGCTAGGCAACTCACCACGCCTGGCAACGTACCTGGCGCTGGCTACACCTATGATAGGGCTGTGGTTTGTGCCTATAGTGGCGATATATGGCTTATATACTAATCAGTTTGCGGTGTTTATCCCGGTGGTAGTGATGCTTCTTTTCTGGCCCAAGAAAAGGTGGGTAAAAATAGCGGTGCTGATAGCCTTGCTAGCGGGTATGGCAATAGCCCACAACCACATAGCCCAGTCGCTGATATTTAGGTTCAATATGTCCTATAGACCCATACTGACATTGTTTTTTGATAAACCTTTTATGGGGTATGGGCTAGGGCAAAGGATAATCCCGGAGCTAGAGGTCATGGGGAGTAGCTATCTACAGCTAATAACAGGCGCAGGGATAATGGCAGTCGTGTGGTTCTGGTATGCGCTAAGGACTGCTTATAAGAGAATAGATATAAATGCAGAGTCTATGGCACTAATAACTTTGGCTTTACTAATGCTGATAGAGTATCCGATAGAGATACCGAGGCTGTGGTTTTTGATAATAGGGATATTAGCAACTTTTTCAATAAAGAACGGTAAATGTTATGCGTAATGAAAAAGGACAATTCATAAAAGGGCACCCACAATCAAATACTGGTAGGACGCATCTTAAAAAAGGTGTTATACCGTGGAATAAAGGTAAAAATATGTCCGAAGAACATAAAGAAAAAGATAGGCAAGCTCATTTTAAAAATAAATCCATGATAGATACAAGAGGATATAAGCTGATCTATATTGGGCCACATAAATATAGAGCAGAACATCGTCTTGTCATAGAGAAAGAAATAGGTAGAAAGTTACATACATGGGAAATCATACATCATGTAAATGAGATTAGGACAGATAATCGTATAGAAAATTTAAAAATATTAACAATAAGTGAACATATGAAGTTACATAAACCAAAAGGAGAGTAAAAATGTGCGCATTTACGAGAGACTGGTCTAATGCTACGCCAGTAGATCACTCGCAGTTTAAAAATATACCTGGTGCGGTAAGAAACGTACGCATAGACCTA